ATCTCTGTACCTTTAACTATCTTGTTAGGATCGCCAGAAGAGAGAGCATCTTTTGCTGCAAAGTTAGTTGTCTTTGTGTAGTTGGACATTAGATAAGTCTCCCTAATAGAGCGTGTATGTCAATTTTTTGAATAGAAAAGGATGAGCCGTTAATCTCAGACTCGATACCAATAGTAACTACCTCACCACTACCTGTAGTATTTATCTTAGGTGTGTTAATAGTACTGCTGGCTGCGTACTGAGCAATGTTGTATTCAGCTATACCATACTCTGATACGCCCGCTGAAGAAGTAAAGACTAAGGCTTGCTTAGTGTAGTTAGAAGTGTAGTCATAGCCCCAGTTAAGAATAGCCTCTGTTGACTGACCGCCAATAATAGTAACATTAAACTTCTTTAAAAACTTTAGATTAGAAGTGTTGCCAAAGTCTAGCGGGTTACTGAAGTAACGCATCTGATACTGAGCAGTACCATCTAAGTAACCGTTGTATTTAACAACACCTGATTCAAGCCCTATGTATATATTACCATCTTCTAATAAAGCAAGAGATAAAGGATCTAAGCCAGACCAAGTAGTAACGCGATTAGAGCCATCAGGCAAAGACTGCCTCATGTCAAAACAGTACACCGTGTTGCTGTTAGGTAACGTAAGCAAGTAGAAGGCTTCTTCAGCACTGTATAAAGACTTGATAGCATTAGTCTGTAGAGCCACTAACGATATTAAGTCAGTGCGTACATTCTTACTAATGTCACGCATAGGCATAGACTTTTCTTGTACAGTCCTACCAAAGCTACGCACACCTGTGTCTGACAAAAACAGTATGTCAGTCCCTGTGTGTTGTACTGAGTCACGGGCTATACAGCCAACGCCTTCTATGGTGTCTGTAAGCGTCATAGAGGCAGGAGAGGATGCACCTGAGTACACAAGTATAGACTTCTTACCAAAGATGATTAGGAAGCCATTGTGAGCCGCTAGAGCTGTTATCTCGTCAAAGCCTGTAGGCCACACTAGAGTAACATCTAACGAGCCTGAAGCACCACCTGTCCAAGCATGACCGCTGAGTGTGTCAGACCAGTAGACAGTGTGCTTGTTACCTGTAACATCTGCTACCCATAGCTTACCATAAGCCGCTAGGACTTCATTGCCTTGTGGTGCAACACCTGTACTATGGCTATGACCTGACATAGTTTCTAGCACAAAAGAACCTGACTCGTCTGTGCCTACCAGTGGCTCATGCCCTCTCTGGAACATATACACATGGTTGTTTAGTGATACTGTTTTCCAGTTGTTAGCTGTAGGTGTGTAACTACTAGGAGTAATGTCTGTTAAGGTTGTAGTACCTTTGAATACTTTAGCGTTGCCTGCTGACAGTACAACCTTGTCACCAGAGTTGTCGATAAACTCATGTACAGTTTCAATACCACGGCTACTGCCTAGCACAGAAGAGCCGTTAGTAGATACTGCTGTCCAGCCTTTACGCGCACCAATACGGCCTAGCTTGTCAATAACACAGTTGTCTGCAATAGCGGCAAACGAAGGATCAACACCAATAGGTGAGTCCTGTGTGTTAAGACCAGCAAATCCCGGTGCAGCTACTGTAATGTTCTGTAGTTGTTGTGCCATTTAAGAATACCAGATAGTTTCTTCAGGATGCTGTGACGCATCAATAGCAATAGCGTCAGCCAAGGTATTATCTGCTAGTGCAAACAACTCTGCTGCGCTAGTGCCGCCAGTCTCTCCACGCTCTCTAGCCGCCAACGCTGTAGCAAGCTGAACTACAGGAGGGGAAGGTATTTGCATGTTGTCTGTGTCTGCTGTAAACTCTGCTGTACGCAGTACCACATTGAAGCGTACTTGATAAGCCTTGTCAGGTTTAGGATAGAGGTCTACACCGTTGTCACCTGCGGCATTGACACCGTTAAAACTGTAGAACTGAGGTGCGCCTATTGGTGGCTCGTCTATCAAAAATGCCTGATCCATCCAACGTGAAGTTTTATACTGCATAAAAAAGTTAGATGTGTCGTTAAGAACATCAAGTATTTTCATCCTGTTCTGTGAACCCGTCAGCACATAGTTAAACGTGTCTGTTGTGGTTGATACAGTTAGTGTAGTACGCAGAGCAGTCCAATCATAAGCGTCTTCTACGGTACGTTTAGCATCGTTGACAAACTCACCAATAAGTTTAGAGTACGAGTTCTGACCAACAGTAGTCACTTCGTCCTCCCGCAGTCTGCGTAATACGCTATTAACAAGTTGTAAGTAAGTCATTAGAAATTGTAGCTCCGTGGTTGTTGCTCGTAAATTGTGCTTTCAAAAAAGCCATCAGATTCCTCTGTAGAATCTGGATATGTTAGTTCTAATTCTAAAGAGTCATTAAAAGGATTTGCTTCTAGGTCTACATACTCTTCTTCATTAGGGTAGGATATGCCTATCTCTGTCTCAAACTTAAATAAGTCATCACCAAATATTTGATCTGTTGTTCGTGTAGGAGAAGGAACAGAAACACCTGTGTCAGACACTAACCTAAACTGACCTAAGTTGGGGTTAAAGTTAGGTATGTTTAAATTAGGTAAGTCTAAGCTAGTGCTAGGCAGTGCTTGCCTAACAGCAGTGTCTAAAGCAGAAGCAGCATCGCCTACAGGTTGTATAACAGCATCATCAAAAGCTTTAGCTACTTCTCTAGTAGGCTGTATAACAGCTTGATCTATGGCTCTCCCGCCTGCTCTAACAACATCTTCAGTTGTTCTACCTGCTTGTCTAATAGCATTTTCAATAGGGTCTAAGGCGCTAGTGTCTACATCAGGAATAGCCTTTTCAACAAACTTAGCAATCTCTGTACCTACTTTACCAATAGGACGTACAACATCTCTAACAACGTCCTCAATAACACCTGAGTCTATGCCTAGTGTGCCGCCTTCTTTGATGTAAGTACCTAAGCCAGAAGCTAAAGCGTTGTCTAGTTCTGCCCCGCCAGCTACTTCACTAACAACTTTACCTATACCAGCTTGGAAGTCATCATACTGGATACCTGCGTTTTCAATAGCTGCTCTGTCTAGCCCTGCTTTATTTAAACCGTCTGTAATAAGATCATCGCCTACCAAAGCAATAGCAGCACCTTTAGCATCTCCTGCGGCTGCTACGTTTAATGCAGTCTGTGTTTGTCCATAGGTGCTACCAAACAATCCAGTGCCTTTGTTTGGCAAAGGTGTACCTACCTGACCTGCTGGCATAGCATCTAAACTAGGAGGCTTAGTTACTCCTGCCATATTTAAGCCAGTCATTAAACCACTAGCTATTTCCATAGGAGATACTTTTTCTCCTGTAGCTAATTTAACACCAGTAGTTGCTAAACCAATAACAGGATTAATTGCTCCTATTACACTAAGAACAGGGTTGTTTAGAAACTTAGAAAAACCACTAGGCTCTGGTGGGTCTTCAACCCATGCCATAGTGTACTCGCCAACCCTAGAAGTTCCTCCGCTAATGTCTACGAAAGAACCACGCTTCATTAAATCTCTGTACTCTTCACGTTCCTTGTCCGTAAAACCTTGCTGTAAATTAAGTTTTCCCTCTAAAGGAGGCTGTTTCATATACAGCTTATCAGAGTGATAACCGTAATCATAATCTAGCTCAAACGGAGTATCTAATTTTTTAGTTAAAGGTATCTGTTTTGATCTAATAGTTTCTATAAAAGGATCACCTACTTGTTGATCCAGTAAGTAACCTCTAGGGCTTGTCCCCATTAACTCGCCACGATTAGGGTCGTGACTGGTTAAAACCTTACGAGTTGCTTCGGGAGTTATAGCTTTGTCTGCTCTTGCTTTAGTTGCTTCGTAATAATCAGCTATATTAAAATCAGGATCAGGCTCAGTCCTAGAACCCATGACTTTAATAGGCTCTGGTAAACCAATGCTAGGAGAATCTATAGTAGATGCAAAAGGACTAGCGTTTAGATCGACAAGTTCTTCTTGCTGTTTTCGTATAACAGAACCCACAGTATTAGGCGCACGAGCAGCGGCCTTAGCTAAAGCAGCATTATTGATTTTTCTATTTACGTCACCAAAAGCTGAACCCATTATCGTTCTCTCTGTACGTTCTTAGTCTTCTCTACTGTACGCATAGCGCCTAAGCCTAACATACCCATCAGTACACTTGTGAGTAATGAGCTATCAACAGGTGGGACAGTAAACCAGATGCCTAGTATTGGAGCTAGGATAGTAGAATAGAATAAGGCTAGTCCGCATATCCAGCCTATAGCGGGTCGCCAGCCAGCCACAAATAAACTCTTGTGTGCTGCTTCAGTCTTGTTGACTTCTATCTGACCCTTAGCTAATTCTTGAGCATGCTTCTCAGCCATAGTAGCTAATTCAAAGGCGATAGCATTTTTCTTATCTTTATCTTCAATGAATTTATCTAAAAGACCTGTCACTGGCCCTATTAAACTATTTAAAATACTCATATATTATACACTATTTAGTCTTGTTTGTCAAGCTGATTCTTACCATGCACTAATTTCTGCACAGTGTCAGACTCGTAAATGCGAATACCTAGCCACACAATCGTCAGCACAGACGCGATAGGCGGTAGCCAAGCTGCCATAGTTAATATTGCTGTAGAGCCTGCTGCTATGTCTAGTACGTCTTTAGTTTGTTCATCCATTTCCTTGTCCTATGATCCAAGAGATTGTTAAGTAAAGACCAGTGGCTAATACCAGAATGCCTGTGATCTGTATAGTGTTCCAAAATACTGCCTTACGCTTGCGCTCCTGCGCGTATACGGTCTTCTCTCGTTGCTCTTTAATCTTCCTACGCAACTCTACTAACTCCTTGTAGCCTGTTGTACCATAGGTGTACATCAGGAGTTCTCTAAGTTCTTTCTCTTGCTGTTGTATTTTTTTTTGGTGAGCATATACCTGCATTGCTTCTTGCTCAACAGACTGTGACGCAACAATCTTCTTAAACAAGGGCGGGTTTTCTGCTCTGCGTTGACATTCATTTAAATCACTCACAGCGCCATACCAGCGCCCTATCTGTCCTAGTGTATCCTCCACTTGACGACCAGCAGCTACCATGCGCTTGATAGTACCAAACGCATTAGTGGCTATGCTAATGGCTGTGACTGGATCAATCACCGTTTATTTCCTTAATTAAATCGTAGGTGTCTAACGATGTCTGTATAGTAGCCTGTATCTCTTCTTCTGTTTGTCCTGCTACTGTAGGTACTTCGTGGTATGTACCTTCTCTTGTGAACGTAGCAAAGGTAACGTCACCGTCTTGTCTTGTCTCATAGTTTATCATGTAAAGACCACCTGTTTAGTTGCGCCTATTGTAGACCCGAAAGGACTGGTAGTGGTTGCAGATGTCCACGACCAACTTGTTGTAGAGTCTTGAGTATAGGAAGCGTCTGTACGATTAAAAGCTACACCATCGACAGTCATTGTAGTCCAGCCAGAGTTAGGCTGAAAACCTACAACATACAATAAAGTAGTATATCCGTAATTAGGTGTATCAGAAGTAGTAAAAGAATCTAAAGAACTATAAGCTGCTCCGTTATACATGTTGCTAGTACCGTCACTAACTGAACCATGACTAAAGTAACCACCGCCATATCCCCACCAAGTAATAGGGCCAGTAAAGTTAGTGCCCACAGTAACTGTCTGCGTGTCTAAAGCCCTATCCCATACTTTATTAGCGCCTACATACACACTGTTGATAGCAGTGCTGCCTATCTGTATGTCAGTTATTTCAGTGCTGCCTATAAAGATACTCACGATTAAGTCCTAAAGTAGATAGTGTTCGCGTCTGTTCCTGAAGAAGCAGTAGAGACAGTGTAGCCTCCCCACTTAGCACCTAGTTCAACAATAGCGGCACTGGCATTTTCTGTATATAGCTTACCGTCAGTTACGTTAACAGCAAGTTCACCTTGCACAAGATCACTGGCAGTTGGTACTGCTGAAGCTGTGGAACTATTCTTTGTTACAATTTTTGTAGCCATGTTTATGTCCTAGTAAGGTTTGTCTGCGTCAAGCTGCGCTTTAAGGTCTTCTGGGATAGACCACCCTGTTTCACCTTCTTCTTTGAGCGCATGATAGTTAATTCTTAAACTTTCTATTACTAACTCGACATATTCTTTATACTCTCCAAACAAAACAGAATTAATCTGTCGAGATTGGGGGGCATAGCTATATATAGCCGCTTCACATTCTAATTTTAAACTCATATATTCACCGTGTTGGTACTATAACCAGTAATGCCAGTTAGAGTGTTAATAGTTGTCCAGTTAATGTTATCATTAGAGCCTTGAAGGGTTACTGAGTTAGAATAATAATTGTTATAAAAACGTAGTTTAAAACTTTTTACCAATATTAAAGAACCTGCGTCTATAGTGAGAGCGTCACTTGGAAAATATCTAAGAGTTGGCGTTAGGTATATAGCGGTTGGCGAAGAGAGCATCCACCAGCCACTGGAAACATTTTTTACCTTATAAGGATAGTAACTACCGTAATTATATGGCGCAGTATAAGCTGAGTCAGGAAACGTATATGGAGACACACCATTTGCTTGTGAGTAAAGAATAAATTCTTGAACATAAGGGTCGCCTGAACCTGACCGCGCAAAACCTTTCAATTTGTAGTACCGAAAACCCTGTGGAAGAATTACAGCTATTGTTTCTGCATCACTAGGAGCTTGTTGACTGAAATCCCCAAAGTCATCAACCTCTACAGAAAGTGTTTGTGAACCACCCGTTGCAGTAACGCCTGTTATAGTTATTGTGTCCCCAGAAATTGTAAAGGGTAGTTCCTCAGTTCCACTCTTAACTCTGTATGTTGGCGAGTTATAGATGCTGTGATTGGTTACAGTAATTTCAGACTCAGCAGAAGAGGATAAAGTTGGCGTTGGCGCTTTGTCTAACCCAAGGGGCTTCCACTCTGTTGTGTAGCCTTCAAACTCACCAGTAGTAGAGTTATAACGCAGATCACCAGCTTCACCTGTAGGTCTTTGCCCTGTAGCACCCACGGGTAGCTTCATAGCCCCGTGAGCAGTCTTTTGTGGGATAGTATCGTCAGTCATCTTTGACGTTATTTTAGTTAAAGCCATTATTTATCCTTCCAGTTGAGTTATACGCGCTTCTAGTTCTTGTATAGTTGCTACAAGCAGAGGCACTAGCTTGCTCTGGTCAATGCCTTGATAGTCTGGAACAGACCTAGTACCCATCACAGCTTCTTCTACTGTGTTGCCTTCCTCGTCTAAGACTGCTGGAGTAACTTCATACTCCTGATCTTGCATCGCATCCTTCTCGCCTGACACACACTCAGGAACAACCGCTTGAGCTTCGTGTGCTAGGAAACCATCAACGCGAGTACCATCAGCAATCCACTCAAAGTTGACTGGCTTCAATGCTTTAAGACGCGCTGTCGCACCTGTCATTGGCTGTGCGTCAGTTTTAAGGCGATAGTCTGAAGAAGTATTGTAAGAAGTTGTCGAACTACTTGTCTTAATTGACCCAACTGTAGTGGCGGTAACAGCGGCATTGTTTATAAAAACTATGTGCGATTGGTTAGTAGTCCCTTCTCTTGCGCTGTACATATAACCAGAAGCTGAAAGAACAAGCCCCGCATCTTCAGTGACCGCTGACATTGATGTTCTACCCACCCCTATTGAACCTGTTGTGCTTACAGTACTACCCTGTATGGTCAAGCGTGAAGAACCATTGGTTTTAAAGTCAAGATATTGTGACGAATTACCTACTTCAATTTCAGCATCTTTTGTGCCGCCACTATCTACAAACTCTATGCCTGTGGTTCCAGATGTATCAGTATCTGAAATACGAATACGAGCCGCCGCACCTTTTACATCTAATATAGCGCTAGGCGATGTAGTCCCTATGCCTACGCGATTGTTTGTAGCATCAATAAATAAAGTATTAGTGTCAAAATAAAAATCACCGCTTGCGATTTTCGCAGGAGTTACAGCACCATCGACAATCTTAGCAGT